GAAAGGAATCTTAATATCAGCAACACTGTTTGCTGGGTTGTTAATGACTACCTGGAAAAGGGAGTTTCTAGCTCCCCCCAGGGTTAACTGACTTCTGATTTCGTTTACATTAAATGCCATGTCTGTTCTCCTTAGATATTATTTATGATCAGAATTGACCAACAATTTCTGAGAATTCGACACCGGTTCTAACGGCCACGAAGTTCAACTGAATAAAGTTGATTGACTTGGCTGGCTTAATGTAGATGTCTCCAATAAACTCGTTTCTGTCAATAACTTCCCCTGTGTTGTTTGTTTCGTCGCAAACAACTCTGAAGTCGTAAATACCTCTACGACCTTGAACATCACGCAAGAATGGTTCTACTAGGTTGCGGAATGTGGCACGTGTGAAGTCGTCGTTAAATTCAAATAGTGTGAACTTAGCAGCTGTAGCAATTGCTTTTTCAAGAACAATGAACAATCTACGAACGTTGATTCGATCGAAAGCTGAAGGCTTGGCTAGAAGAGTCTTATCCCCAAACAGAAGTGTTCCTTGTCCTGGGAAGGTTACAACTGGGTTGACTCCATTCTTGTAAAGAAGATCGCGTTGTGCTTTTCTTGGATTGAAAGCTAGCTTAATAGAGTTCTTAATGATGCCTCTATTGAATCCTGCTGGAGAGAACCATGGATCTCTTGTTTCATCTGTACGAACACAAAGACCAGCAACATCTCCGTTCAATGGAACATAACGATAAAGGTCGTTGTACTTGTCATACTGATACTTGTATCCAGAATCCAATACGGCATAAGATGTAGAAGTAACACTATTTCTGAAATCAACAACGTCTTGTGCTTCATCGGCCTGTGCATTTAAAACAACGTCTGCTCTGTCTGGCGAAATGAATGCGACACAGTCTTTTCTTGATTCACAAATATTGTCAATAATATAGTTTGCTAGTTGCTCACCATTGTTACCACCTCTTGCTTTACCCTGAAGAACCAAAGAAATGTCAAGGTCTTCTGCAGACTTGAACATATCGTAGCCAGAGGTAAGGATGTTAAGAGAGACATTTCCTTCTGCATCGCCATCTGTACCACCAACAAAAGAGAACGTAATATTGTCTGTGTTTGCAAGTGAGATTAGATTAACAGCAGTGTTAACATATGAAGACTTAACATAATTGGTTAAGTATACATACTTGGAATTTTGATTGATAACATCTTTAATAAAGTTTGTTGTGCCATCTGCGGTCTTAGCATCAGTGGCTCTTGATAAACCTTGATACGTTTCAAGAATTGTACCAGAAACACCAGTAAACTTACCATCTTGGTCTACAACAACGACGTGTACCTCATCTACTGCTGATGAGTTTCCAAAGTTAGATGTGTAAGTAGATGTACCAGGAGCAACGTCAAAATTCGATGCATATTCCCATCTGAGAGTTACATTAGCCGAACCAGTAAAGTCTGCAAGAGTGTATCTTGATTCTAGGCTAATATTAGCAAACGCCAGTGAGCCATTAGATGATGGTGAATCCTTAGCTGTTACTTTAACTTCTTGAGTACCGATAGTAGAATTTCCTACTAAGATAATATCGCCTACGGCAATATCTCCAAGTACAGTAGAAAGTCTTGATAGTGCTTCTGCTACGTTACCAGTAGCACTATTGGCTACTAAAAGCTGGACTGAGTTAGCCCCACTTGTAGCTACAATAGTAGTTAGTGATGAGTTAGAGCTGATATTAGCATTGCCACCGTCTATTGCAATAGTTTGAGAGTATCCGCTAACTGTATCACAAACTGATACTTTAAGAGAATTACCTAGTTCGCCTGGGTATCTTCCAATAAATTTAACGTTTGTTTCTGATTCTGCTGTATCAAGAGAATCATCATCATTCCTTACAACTAAAGAAACTACGTTAGTTACTGCTCCTGAGTTTCCGTAAGATGTAAGAGCACCATCCACACCTGTAACATCTACGGTGTTAGCTGTTCTTACAACAAATAACTTGTTTCCATACGAAAGGAAGTTAGCTGCTGTTAGGAATGTTTCTGCGTTTAGGTTTGTTGGCTTTCCAAATGTTGCAGCTAAAACAGATTCTGAGTCAACGAGAATTCTTTTTCCTACTGGACCCCAACGGAAAACACCAGCAATGGCACCTTCGGTTGTAGATACGGCAGGAACAACAGTTGTCAGATCAATTTCAGTGACATTTACGCCAGGACTAACTTGAAATGGCATTTTGTGTCTCCTTCAAAAAAAAGATGTTATTAATACTGATATATTTAGTAATAAAAGATTTTTAGCTTGCTAGCCATTGATTAAATGACATTTGTTCCTTTTCAAGGTCTACAACGTCTGGATATTCTTCTATCCGTAAACCATTTTCTATTATACCAAAAGGAGTCAATTCATCCTCTATTCTTTTTAAATTTTCTTCATATAAATTTCTTCTAAAGTTGGAGCTAACTAGCTCCTTAAAGTAATTTTGATCAGTCAGCCAAGCAAATATTACACAACACATTACTAAATCATCGTTTCCTTCTTCTGCTTTATAAGAACTTCCATCAGATACAAATCTAAACAATTCTTGAATTGTATCAAAATCATTAATGATTAGTTTGTCACTTTCTACAAGGGACTTTAAGTTTGAACAACCAACCTTTTTTACAGTCTTCGTTGTTCTTACTCCTGCATGTGACGTTCCTCTGAATCCTCCCGAAACCACTGCTCCACTCAATGCTGAAGTGTAAGAAAATATTAAGTTATCATATTCTAAATCATGTTGTAAAATATCTGCTACTTGTTGACCAATGTCATTGGTCTCTACAAGGACAAATGCATTGTTATAGTACTTGGCTACATTTAAAATTATAGATGGATAAACAAGAGGATCAATTAGCTTATTTCTATAAGATGCAACATTAACATATGGTAGCTCTGTTACATCAAATACCTGTAGCGCCGAATAGTCCCCATCAACACCTCTACCTGTATCAACTGTAACACTGTACATTCTATTATTTTGTGGTAGATCATAAACCTTCAAACTACCGTCAGATTTAACTGGTGATCTGTAAACAAGGGTTCTTAGTTTAGCACCAGCGATCAATGTTGAAGACGAACCTAGAAACTCACAATTATGAGAGAGAATATCATTTGCATAATACTCATGATTTTCCACGCCAACAATATCATAGTATTGATATTTGCCATCCTGATATTCTATAAAAAATACTTTAGATTCAAATCCATTTCCAATAACTATTGTATCGTGGGTAAGATCTATTGCTGGTAACCATCCCAGAGTTGTCATTATTAGATGGTTAGGTGAACATTTGATACTTTTACCATTACAAAGACTTATGGTTAATTGTCCTTGTTTCTCTACTATTTGTACGCCTGCAAATGGCCTAAATCCGTCAGAGGTTTTTATCTGTATATTTTTTTTTTCAAAGAACATAACGTTTTCCGGTTATTATATTAAACAACTGGGCCTCCGTAACATTATACTGGACGTGATATTGTTTTGCAAAAACTCTATATCTATAAGATGTTTGATTGCAATTTTTTGGATGCTTCCCTGGACGGCTATCTCTACTACACTGTCCCCATCAATACATTCGAACTCTTGTCTAAATTGTTCTTCGGAGGTGTTTCGAATTGTTTCTTCTTTCCAGTTTTCATCTCTACCAGGAATCTGACTCCAATGAACATCTACTCTCGTATAATTGTTTCTTCCTTCCTCACTATCAGCCCATATCTTGTAAAACAAGTTTAAACCATTAGGTGTAGATGTAATAAGAACTTTTGTTGTTTCACCAGATGAGATTGTAGGATATACAGAAGCAAAGAACTGTTCTTGAATATTGTTAGGTACGAATGCAAACTCGTCAAGATATACTAAATTTTGTGATGTACCACGAATGGCAGATGATGCTGTAGAGCTTGCCTGAACTTTGGAGCCGTTTTCTAATTCAATATTTCCTTTGTTCCATTCTATTATACCTTGTTGTAACCATTTGGGCAAATGTTCATAAGCAAGTTGAATTCTTGAAAGGATTTCATTAGCTTGTTTTTCCTTGTGCGCAAGAATAGCAACTGAGTAGTTTTCGTTAAACAATATTCTATGAATGATGATACCAACAAGAGTGGTCGTTTTACCAACCTGTCTAGGCATTTTACAAATAACAAATCTGTCTTGGTCAGCCTTTCTTATAATTTCTTTTTGGAAATCATAAGGAGCAAACGGTATCAGTCCTTTATCAACGTGAACAATTTTAACATAGTTTTCAATAAAGTATACAGGATCTTTAGCACACTTAATGTACTCTTGGATCTGTTCTTTTGTCCATTCTATCTCAACGTAACTTCTTTTGAGATTTCTATTACCTAGATACGTATCAGTCTTTTGTTGAGCCATTGTCTTTTATAAGTTTTTGCAGCTCTGCAGTGCTGCCAACAAATAAATTGTTGTTGATTGTTTTAGCTGAACCTACACCATCTATATTTTCTAGTTCCTTTTTCTTTTTTGTAAGTTCTAAAAGATCTTTATTTGTCTCTGCCATTGTCTTAATAATTGTTGCAACTACCTCATAACTTCTAGGATTTTGAGATTGATCTGCTACATTTAAAATCCCATCTAATGCTTCATTACCCTTTTCTATAATATTAATCATATTACCACGAGCATATTCAAAATCATCTTGAACTTGATTTGGCTCTATTCTTTCTAAATCTGGTTCTACTAAAGGAGGAAGATTCAACACCTTTGAAATAATGTCATTGCTCATCTATTGACTCTGTTGTAATAATGTAGTCCCAATCATCATCTTCATTAATCAAACTTCTGTTAATTGTTAAGCTCGAATTGGTAGTTGGTAACCCGTTTGCTGTAAGTCCAGGATAAATGTTAACCTTTTCTGAATATGTATTTGTTGTAAGAGATTCGTAAAAATTAACATTAGCAAGAGTAATGACACCACCCTTCTTAACAGGACCAAATAGATATCCGTTCATCTCAAAATCCAATGTCCAAGTCAACACTCTTCTTTGATCAAATGCCCCTTCATAAGAATCCTCTACTCTTACATTTTGAATAACAACAGGTATGTCCATCTTTACATCTAGGTCTGGAATTAAATTTAATGTAGCTGTCCAATCAGGAGTAAAATAAGGAAGTATTTGTTCTAATATCTTAGTTCCGTCTTCTGCATTCTTAACCATAATGTATAGAGAAAATGCAATATTATAAGGAACTGGGTTATATACATATTGGATTCTTTGATCATTAGCGTTCTTTTTTACAAATCCCTTATTAGTAGTAGACAGCTTACGCATTGGATCGTATTGCATACCAGTCATTTCAAATGCCATCATTGGCACTATAACTGATGCAGGTCTATCTAAGTCAGGATCTGCTTCTAATCTAGCAAGCGCTTTATTTTTGGGG